CAGTGGTAGCGACGTTCTGACTATTGTCGCCAGCGCCTTGCGTCGTTGCCGTCGCGAGCTCTAAGAAAACGTCATGAATCTTCGTCGTCATCAGTCTTATTTCTCCACATGCGTAATGGCCGATAGCATCACGCCGGTATCGATCAGTGGCTTGTCACTTCCCTTACGTCGAATCGTTGACGGAGCATTCGGCGCCCAATTGTTGCGCGAATCAGTAAACCAGGCGCGCGCGGCGTTCTGCCCAGCCTGACCGGCACGGCGAAGTCTGGCCGTCGCCTGTGTCGGGTTGTTTTCGAGAATGGCCTTGGCCGATTCCGCCAGTTCGTGCGCGATCGCTTGCCGGTTGCCGTCCGCGGCGATCGCTGGATCGAGAACCGGCCGGGCCGGTATGCCCCTTATCGGCGATCCTTTGGTGTGAATGAAAAGCAACTCGGCATTGTTGACTTTTTGCCGCTTGCGGCTTGACTTCTCCGCTGGAATGCCGACGTAGCTCGCCATCTTGTAAATCTTGGCCAATCGGCCGTCGAACATCGGTTTTCCACTTTTGCGGCCGATAGTGATTTTCGGAAAATTCATGACTGTGGAGGAAAGTCCCCCTGGTCGTAATCTTTCAAATTCAAAAAGACGTGCCAGCCACACCCGCCGCCACGGTATCCGATATCGGGATGAGGATTGACATCATGGAAGAAGCTCGCCATCACCGATCCATTGGCATAGACATGGTGCAAGCCAATTCCGCTCAGATGTCCACAGCGGCATTTGATGAACGGCTTGATAGGTTTGCCATTAGCCTCCAGAGGAATCCAACATGGCCCAGGAGTATCGAAATCGCCGCGTGGTATCTCGATAAACTCGGCGCTCATATAAACAGTCCTGGCCCCGATCCGACCACCTTGGCCATATCGATCAACTGAGCGCCATAGGTGGTCGTGCGGAAGGTTCCCCAGCCCTCTTGCTCCGAAAGCACCGTGTAGCTCGCAGAAACGTCCCCTACGCTCTTTGAGGACAGGATGCCATTCATCAACCCCTGCGCCGCCAACTGCGCCGTGCTGGGCACTCCCTGCGTCGGCACGGAGGTCTGTAGCGGCCAAGTCGCCTGGATGGTCGCACCCGATGGAGCCGGATTGGTCAGCGAGATCGTCACGCCGTTGAGCATGTAGTCGATCCCTGGCCTCTGGAACAGGCCATTGATGAAAAGACCCTGCAAAACTCCGGACGGCGGCTGCGCGCTCAATACGAAAGTGCTTCCAGGTATCGTTCCCGCTGGCGTCTCGCTGTGGATATACGATTGAACGATCGACGTTACCTCGGCCGCGTCCGACCGGGCATAGAGAGTGCAGTAGTGGGCGATGAAAAAAGCCATCCCGACATACCACTGCTCTTCCCAGCGACCCGGCTTAACCAGCGAGGCATTGGCCAGGTTAAGGTATAGCTGAATCACTCCCAGCGGAATCGGCGGCGCCTGATAGGACGTGAAAGAGATGTTGCTCGCCGTCACCGTGCACGGATTCGAAACCTTGATCTGGCCACTGGCTATGCCGGTGATCAGAGTAGACGGAGGACACCCAGGAATCTGGACAAACTGCCCAGGCGCAAAACCGACCGTGCTGGGCACCGTCACCACATTAGAATTCGCCGTGGTACCTGCATTTGATGTGAGCGTCGGAGGCCCAAAAAACTTTGGATAGACGCTCAGAAAATCGTCAAGGTAGTATGGCGGATTGGTTCCAAAGACGAAACCAATTGGAGCCAAAACGGGGAACAAGCTCCCATCCCCCCAGGTTCCAAACGCGAGTCCAACATAGCCGTTGAAGTTCGGCGTTCCGCCACATCCACCCATTGTCTTTGCCTTTCGGATCGCTACTTCGCGTCCTTGCCCTTGCCGCCCTCACCGTCGCCGGTCTTGTCACCTTCGCTGCCTTGGAGCCCATTGTCGCCCTTCGGCTTGCTCTGGCCACCCTGCTGCGGAGCCGCTGGCGGTTTGGCACCTTCCTTGGTAACCTCGGCCGGTAGCTTGGTCACGGCCGGTGTCAGATCAATGATGCTGCCATCGACGATGCCAACCTTGTAAGTGAGCGTGTTCTTGATCCAGTCCGGAGCCTGTTGCGGCGTCGCCAGCGCTGGAGCGAAATGGCGAACCTCTTTGTCGACGGAGAGATCGTTTCCGGCCGCGTCCTTACCGGCGTTTTCGATGATTTTTTCGCTTCCGGCGAAAAGCTTGGTGCGCTTGACGAGAATTTGCATAATGTGCTGCCTTTCTCCCATTCGGGGCGAGTTGGTAGGCAGTCCGGAACATCAGCCAGGCCGCTTACTGGATTGTGAGTTTATTGCGCTTCCGGCTGTTCTCTGATCCTGTCAACACTTGCAGGTTCCAGGGAACGTGCAGACCGCACACGATGGAGCTCTTCAGGGGAACGATGTGATCGACGTGATGCTCGATACCAGTGGCGCGCGCCTTGCGCTGCGCATCGCGGTAGAACTTTTGAATCTCAAGCAAATGATCTCTGGTCAGCCATGCCGGAGTCGCATTCATCAACGCGGCCCGGCGCCGCGCATTCTTGGCATTGGCTATCTCTGGATGATCGCGGTACCACTGTTTGGTCCGCTCATCGTGAGTTGATCGAGTCCGTTGATAGGCTTTTGCGGAATACTGATTTTGCCTCCCAGGATTCTTTGCCTGCCATCGCTTGCACGCAGCCCTGAATCTGGACGGATTGTTCCCGTGCTGTTTTTTCTTTCTTTTTCGATCCCGCTCGCGGATTTCATCTCCGCGCTCACGATAGCGCTGCCGCTGCATTTGGCGAGCATAACTATTAAACCGTTCTCTGTTTTTCTCCCGCCACGCGGCCATCGCTAATCTGCCGCATTCACGACAGTCATTGTCTTTCACGTTTCTCGAAGAGATATGACCGCGCGGGCAGGGCTTACCGTCAAAATAGACTTTCAGCCCTGCCTCACGAGCCTTTTCTCTCGTCATTTCCATGCCTTATTCTAGCACGGAAGTTGTTGATAATGGGCTACTTGTCAAATTCCATCCAGGTAACCCATTGTCAGCGTGCGCTTGAAGATCACGTTCGAGATGCAGCCGAAGAAGCTCGAGGAGTATCCCGGTCCCAGTGTTCCGAGGTTCGTCGGCACGGTGAGTGCCAGAACCTTTTGCTGCGGAATGTCCAGGTAGAGCGACTTCTTCGAGTTCTTGTAAAACACGGCGCGATCGAGACCGCCCGATCCCTGTCCGGAAATCCATGGATTCGGGAGCGAGTTGATCTTGAAGTTGACGCCGTTTTTGGCCGCGACGCATTCCTTCTCGACGTAGGAGATGATCGACACCGCAACTGGCGATCCGCCGATGGCCATTGGCTGGCTCAGAGCGGCGAACTGCGTGTACGGAATCAGCAGGGAATCCGGCATCGCTTCCGCGATGTCATAGCCCGACTGCTCAACGATCGAGTTTTGCATATTGTTGATGTCGTTGAGAATTTCCTGTGGGCTCTTCTTCGTCCACAGAGTCGAACCCCCGGCGCCGGCCGGAGCAACGGTTTCAAACGCGTTGGAGTTGTTGACGAGCCCTGGGTATCCGTTCCATCCCAGGTAGGTGACGCGATCCAGGTCCTTGACCCACTTCGTTTCGACGGACTGTTCGTACATGTCCTGAAGCGAGATCGGAGGAGGAAGACCGGACTTCTTGGCCGTCTGGAGACGCTGCAAGTCGAGCCAACCGATGAAGAATCCGGAGGCCCAAATGTTCGTTGGCCAGAAGCCCTTCTGCAGATCGGCTTGCGCAAGGGCGATCTCGGTGTTCTGAGTTCCTTGCAGCCCGGTGTTCTGCGTGCCGGTGGTCGCATAGTTGATGGCGAATGCGGAAATCCACTGCGGGAATCCCGATCCGCTGTTATCGACCCAAATATCGCGAGGGTGTGTTACAGCCTGCAATGGCTCGACGATATCCGTGTCCACGTATTCGAGTTGACTCTGAAGGAACGCGAGTCCCGATCCGCCTGCTGCTGAATCGAGCGCCCGGCCGCGGCCCGTGGGAGTGCCATCGAATGCACGAGCCCCCAAATCAGCTTGGAGGCTGGCGAAAAAGCGATGCGGTCTGAGGGGTTTCATTTTCTCTCTTTTCTCCTGTGGGCGTTGGTTACGCTACGTTCCTGATCTTGATGGTGATCTCAGCAACGAGCGTGCTCGAATCCTGGTACCCGGTACGGAACACAGTATTCGGAAGCGCAACGACATTGGAGAAAGTCACCGCAGTTGTAGACAGAGCGGCCGTGGTGTTGAGCGACAGCGTGACAGCGGTTCCAGAGACGTTCGTCACCGAAGTGCCTGGAGCGATGCCAGCGCCAGACACAGCCTGGCCTTTCTGGATGCCAGTTCCAGATGCCACGGTGAGCGCGGTGCTGGCAGCGCTCGCCGTTCCCGTGGTTGCGATGGTATCGCTCGATGGCGGCGTGGCCTCGAAGTCGCCAACCGTTCCGGCAGGAACCGCAGCGTTGTTGAGCGCCAAGCGGGTGTACACCGGCTGCTGCGACTGCGGGGTGCCGGCCGCAATGACAACGGGCACGGAACCCATCTCCAGAACTTCGCCCTCTTCCCCTGGCTGATAGTAGCCCACGGAAAGAACGCCCGGCGTGATTCCGGAACCGTAAGTGACGGCCGTCTTGACTTCGCGCACCGCTACTCCTGCGAACTGCGCGGCCACAAGGCCAGCATTCGCAAAAGACGTTGCGATAAAGTCAGCTACGGAATCCATCGTGTCGCCTCCGCCGCTCGCGTTCGGGATCAGAACAACTGGCGATCCGAAAGAGAGATTCGATGCAGCGGTCGAAAGCACTTGACGGGCAGTGATGATGTTGCCCGCCATCCTCGATACCGTACCCGGAAATCCGATTGTCGGCCCGGTTACGGGTACCACTTGTCCAAACGAAGTTACTGACATGGCGGCTACTTCACCTCCGTCGTGATTGGCTTCCTGTGCGCGTTTTTGTAGAAGTTGCGCACATCTTTCAGGTCTTCACCCGCACCTGGTTGCGCATCCCGTGCGCGCGAGTGATCACGCGAAGCGCCGGCAACGTCCGCATAGCCGGTGCTTCGAGTTTCCGACGTTCCGAACACGCGGCGCGCTTGAGCATTCCACGCTTTGCGAACGGCGCTATCCTTGCTCCTGGCCACAATCGGCTTGAGAGCGTTGAGCACAGCCTTGGCAGCCGATGCTGCATCGGCGGCACGCGTGCGCTGCTGCGAGTCTCCGCCACGACGCCGCGCTGCGTCGCGAGCCCGGCCGTCGTTTGCCCGGCTGTCGGCGGTGTACTGAACGACTTCGGCTTGGTTTGCGACCTCGCCGAGTTCGTCGCCGGTATCCTCGCCCTCTCCTTCGGGCTGGCCTTCAGCCTCGGCCTCTCCCTCCACGAGCTCCGGAGGAATCTCGTCTTCCGACTGGCTCTGGTGCTCCGGCTCCCGCGACTCTTCCATGAGGTAGTCGTCGAGGATGCTGCGAAGCTCGTTCATGTCGGCATCGTCGCCACGATCGTCGTTGCCGCGCGTATCGCGGGCATCGAGCATACGGTCAAGCTGGCGATGCATACGGCTGCGAACATCGTCGCCCCGGCTGTCGTCGGTGCGCCGGTCATCCGCATGACGGTCTTCCATGGAGCGGTCATCCGTCCTGCGATCGTCGGCGTGACGATCATCGGTGCGGCGATCATCGGCATGACGATCGCGCGAGCGGCGATCGCGAGCCCGGCTGTCTTCGCCTTGCTCCATTTCGCGCTCCTCTTCTGCTGTTTCAGCATCGTTGGCACGTGCGCTGCCCTTGTGCATTCTGCTCAGTTCCAGGGCAGCATCGGCCAACGCTTCGGGGTCCGCATTCTCTTTTTTCGCGGATTCAATCAATCCGAGTCCAAAGAGACCTTTGAGACTGAGTTTCATCGGCTTTTTCTCCTGCGTTGCATTGGATGTTTGTGGTTTGTCGCCTTCAGGCTCCGTCGAAACGGATTGCTGATCTTGCGACGCTTCGGCTACAACTTGCTTTCCTGCGGGGTCTTCGTTCTCTACCACTGGTGTTTCTGCGGACTGCTGTTGCTCTTCAACTTCTACCTCCGCAGGGGCAGAATCTGTGATCCGCGCCTCGACTCCGGCGCGGCCCTTGTCGACGACTGCGACGTGGTTGCCGATCATGCTGATCTGCAAAATCACATCGCCATCGCGATCAATGTTGAATTCGTAGCCACACGATACTTCGCGCTTCTTCTTATTGCGAACCTCGGAGAGCAGCGGCTCTCTCGTGATCATCAAATCGGCCACGAGTGGATATTCGCCAGACTCGAGCGGCTCTTTTCCCTTGCGCACATTCTGCATGTGGCCCATCGCCAGTTCCGCGAAATTTTCCGGAGTTACAAAATCATCGCCTGGCGGATGATTGTCGGTTACAGCTTTGCCTTCGAAAGAGTGAATCGTGTCCGGATGGAAGACCTCTTCCGGAGAGCGATAGACCTTGATCTCGGAGCGCGGGTTGCTGGTATCGAGCCCGAGATCGGCCGCGCGATCCTGGGGGAGTTCCGACATTTTGTATGTCTGGAAACCCGTCCGGCCGATTACAACGTCGTGACAGACAAGGAACTTCTCCGGCGTCTCAGTGATGTTATCCGAGAGAGGCGCCCCATAGTATCCAATGGCCATGTCTAGCTCCTCGCGTCGACAGGCTGGCCGCGCATGACGCGCAACTGGCGCCGAGCGCGCTTGTCGAGCACTTCGTCGAGCATCGAGTCGAGAGCCTGATGGAGCCGGCCGCGGCGATCCGAATCGTTTGCACGCGATCCAGAGCGCAGCTTGTCGGCCTTTTCTCTGCATTCGGCCGCTTTCGCTCTGTCTCCCGAATCATGGTAGAAAATCGCTGCGATCCAAAACAGATTCGCAGCGTCTTTTGGCGACGCGCTCTGAGCCTTCCGATAGTAGTCGTCCGCCTCGCTCTTGAGCGCTGCCGGGGAAACGTCTTTGCACACGCCACGAATCTTACCGGCGTTCTCGCTCGCATAAAATACGGATTCTCCCTTTTCGGGTCCGTATTCACTGGTCATGGCGCTTTTGATTTCGCGTCCCTTCGATGTAAGTGGCATCGCTCAAGCCCTCGCAAGTTTTTCGATGTGCTCTTCGACAGCCTTGGACACAGCCGCTCTGAACTGCGGCGAGTCGATCAATTCGTCGAGTGGAAGAATTTCGAATCCGTGCGCCAGTGTCAAAAACTTTACATCGTGTTCTGCGGCAACCGCCGACAATTGCGCCTGGATCAAAGGGAGGTTAATGCCGAGCTCCGCGGCACTCATAGGCGGCATTCGCAGCGCGTAGATGCTGCCCTTTTTGATTTCGCTTGCCATGACAATTTGCACGGCGAGCGTCTTGTCTGGAATCGTTGTCATGGCTAGTTACCCGTCGAGATATTGAGTGTCGAATTGTTTCCGCCACAGCAGATCGCCGCCAGGTACGTGTTCGAGTTGATCGCCAGATATTGCACCTGGCCAGCCAGCACGACTAGATTCTGATTTGTGGCGACGACGCTGTTATTTCCGAGCGCCACAGCTACGGGTGCCGTACCCATGTTCGCGATTCTTACCACCGTATCGCTGGCTGGAGTTCCAGGAAGGGCAATGCGGCTCGACGACTGGCCGACAGGCATCCCCACAGATGCGTCGACGGTAAACGCTGGTTGCGGCTGTAAGGCCATCTCGTTCCCCTCTCAGTTACCGATTCTTTTCTTGAAGAAGCTCACTTCCGGTGAGCCGAAGATGTGACGATGAGCTTCCATCGAAACGTGATTTGTTCCCACGACGCCGACCGATACTCCGGTCAATCCTTTGGCCGCTGCGATGCGAAGGAGCACGGCTACGAGGTACGCATATAGACCCTGTTTACGGCAGTCCCTGGCCGTCCACGCGAGCCCGATGAATGCGTCCCCATCCCAATCCTGCCAGACGATGAATGACACCGGCACGCCATCCTTACGCGCGACAATCACGTTGTTCTTGATCGTTGGCAGATAGCTTTCTACGCCCAATTGCTTACCAGTGTCGCGCGCGATCTCGTGAGCGATCGTCACTGCGAAGTCATACATGGCTTCATCGTCTGCCAGCGAAAACATTTCGACGACTACCCCAGCCGGAAGTTGACGGTCGGCGCCCATGCTCATTACGCGCCCCCATTCATTCGTGCACAGATCAAACCAAAATTGTCGATTCGCACCAGGCCGCGGCCGGTCCCATCCTGCGGATGCGGATCATGCACGATCTTGCCATTACGCCCGACCACAGCATGAAGCCCGCCACGCGGCGACTTGCCCTCGATCATGTGATATACCGTGCCTATCTTAAACATCGTCTTGATGATCGGATCAGTTGGCGTGACCCGGACGTAGTAGAGATCGAACGCATTCAGGAACTTCGCTATGTTGAGCAGATACTCGCTGTCGCCGCCGAAGTCTGGAACTGCGCTTTCATCGATCTCAAGGATGCTGGCGATCGCCGCTTCCATGCAGCGCCCGTGCTTTCCTACGCGGCTCTGCGTTTGCGGAATCATGCCTTCACATCTCCACATGGTTTTTTGAGATCGTTGCCACGCATCCAGGTCTTGAAATCGTCGATCCGCATCGGCGTCCAGTCCATGAAAACCTCGCGAGCTCTGTGATGACCGGCATCGTAGGCTCTCAAGGCGTCGCCCTGAGATGAGAATCCGATCATGCACTTATGCTCATCGAATCCTTTCTTTGGCGGCACATGACGCTGGTCAATGACATACACCCAATCGGAATCTCGATTGTCGCCAACATAGCAGTCGAGCGAATCGCCGTCCGCGCCCATTACGCCGTCGATATAACCGTAGTGAGCCGGCATCGCGACTTCGAATCCTGGGCCATTCCTCACATCGCCTTTGCGTGTCTCGATTATGATCGGAATTCCGTGCACGTCGAGCGCGCCCACGCCAGGATCGTCGGCATCCGTCGCACGCATCTCGGCTTCGCGCTCTGCGGCCGGAATTTCGTCTCCGCCCTCGAGATCGAGCGGATCGAACCCCAGCATTTTGACGACACTGATCGGGCTTACCGGCATGGGCTCGTCATCGTCGATATCGTCGAACTTTTCTCCCAGCGTCTTCCATTCCGGCTTTTGCTCAACGGTGGTTCCGTAGTGCACATTAGGCGTTTCCATAGGCTTGCCTCCACCCGGCGAACACCTGCGGTGCGATGTACGATTGCAGAGCTACAGTCGGTGTGTTGCCCAGCTTCTCAGCTACGGCCGTGGCAACCTCTTTGACGCGCTTTTTGTATTCCTTTTCGTTGGCCGGAGGCTTCAGCTTCCCAACCATATCGCCAGCGATGTCGTTCGCCAGATGCGTCCGAAAATCCTTTGTCTTGTAGTGCCCGTGATCCAACTTTTCATGCGAGAAATCGAGCAAGCTGGAATCACTCACGTTCGGAAATAGCTTTCCACTGTCGCCCGATTTCGCGCGCCGATCGCGCAGCATCGATGCCAGCTTGCCATCTTCAACCGGCAGCGAGATCGTCACACCCTTTTTGCCAACGAACCGCAGCCTGGTCGTGTTTCCCATCTGCCACACGTGATGACCTTGGAGCGTCGTGGCGCCATAAGCCTTGACTTTAGCCTTGGTGTCAGAGTCGGAGCCTGGCCGGATTCCCATCTTGCGGATTAACATCATGCAGTCGGCATGATCGCGCGTCTTCGGGTCAGGGCTCTTTTGCAGCGAGCTCAATTGCTTGTCGATCACCGGCAAGTCTTTCGACAATTGCGATACGCGCTGAAATTTCACATCGCTCTGGCTGTTCTTGAACTTCGCCGAGTAGACGTATTGCGGCCGTCCTTTTGCGTCCCTGCCAACTGCCAGGAGATCAGCATTCGGGTTATCGCTGACCTTTACCTCTTTCCACGCTGGCGGAATCTTCAGCGCCTTCACGTGCTCCGGCCATTCTTCGCGATCCTTGTACTCTTTGAGGCCGGCCGCTTTCGATCCGCCCTTGTCGGCGAACTTTCCCTCTTCATCGCGCGGATGTTCGCCCTCGCGAAACTCATCATCAGAGGCGCGCGCTACCTCTTCCTCACTTTTTTTTTCAACTCTCTGAGGACCGAAGAGCCCACCCATGCCCCCCTCGCCACCCTCACCCATGCCCTCGCCCATTTCCTCAATATCATCGGGGAGCTTTTCGATGTCTTCGTCGGTGATGTTGGTGAAGATGCCGGTGATGTCTGACATCTGCTTCAGTTCCTTCGCCGCGGTGCGCTTCGAGATCAGCGAAGAATTCACCGCGACCAGCACTGTGTCAGTTGACGTCTTGGCAAGCTCCGCCTTTTCTTTTTCGTCGAGCACGCGAATGCTTGGAAACGCGAGATCGAGATCATCAGGAACCTCGCCGAGCTCCGACATACAAAGCACTGGATACAGCTTTTCAAGCTGCGGGCGCATGTGCGTGTCCTGGTCGGACGCGATGCGCTCCTCATAAATCCGCTCGTCGGCATCATTGGCCTGGCCGAGCCCGGTGATCGTGCGACCAAATAGCCGCGTTACCGGAATCCCCGTGGCGCCAGAAATGTCCAACTGAAACTGCTGGTAGCACTCGCTCAATCCCGAGAAGGTGTAATTCACCGATTCGAGTCCGCCATTCTCGGGCAGAGCCAACATGCTCTGATTTGAGACGAGGCGATTGATCTCGGCCATGCGCGCTTGCCAATCCATCGTGGCCTTTTGCGACGATCCGACGCCAGAAAACTGCTTCGCTAGTTCCGGAAACTTCATGCCGAGAATCTGCGCGCGAAACGTGAGCGAAAGAATGTTCCAACTCATGTTGTCACGCTTGCGAATCTCTTCGTAGGCGCGCGTGATCTCCGAGATTCCCCACCAGGAGTGGGCCTCGCGCTCCGGCGTCGGCATCTCCGGACCGGTGAACCGCAGAACGCGACTCGAGTGGATGCTGAAGCTTTCTCCGCCCTGGCCCACGTTGACACGGTAATTCTCTGGCCGGTTGAAATCGATCGGCCGGTTGATGTCCGTGCAAATTTCTCCCTCGGGGTAAATACCCGTCCAGCGATCGAATGGGATGAGTCCGCGGTACGATCCGATCTCGATTGCCTCGAGGTCGATCGGCTTGTCGAGTCTATCCTCATCGCCATCGATGACGATGAGCGCTCCGGCGCCGCCGAACAGACGTCCCCACTTCATCGCCATCTTCATCTGAGCTTTGGTCTGCGTTTTGCGAATGACCTTATCGAGCTTCGTCAGTTCCTTGGGGTTAATATCGCTGGTCAGGCGCGGCCATGCCTTTATCATGTCCTGGGCTGGAGTGTCGACGATCTTAGCCGAAATCCAGTGGTTCTCATAGAGCGTGATCAGAAGCCAGTACGAGAAGCTGAGACGATCGAGCTCATAGGTCGCTGCTTCGGCGAGCGACGGCGTGCCGTAACCCATTCTTGCTGGCACGTTGCTGAAGTAATCGAGCGCGTGCGCGGCCGAATCGCGGCTTGCCATAGCCGCAAGTTGTTCCTGTGGCGGATTGGTACCAGCGCGAAGGCGGCGACGGCCGATGAATGAAGGAGCCGGCATTTGAGTTACTTCGGCCATCTATCAACTCCCGTTTTCATACTCCGCTTCGTCGGCGTGAGGCATATCGCTTGGCTCAAGCCAGATCACTTTTGATTCGTCAAAGGGAACCGCCTGGACGCGGCCGGTTTTCCTATTCTTGATGAAGGCCCACAGCACTCGAGCATCCGGATTGGCCATCGCCTCGATCGTCTTAATATCCAACTCAAGATCACCGAGAATGACCAACCCGCGCTCATTGTCTATTCTGAAATTCTTGCGCCCCGCATCGGAGGACATGCGCGATCCCACCCCTGTCTGGCGGTTTCTCTGCCGTATACGCTTGAAGTGATCCGATCGCGAGTGCAAGGCTATTGCTGAACGTAGTTGACGAGTCCTGCGACAGTTGTAACGGTGCCTCCAGTCACAACGCACAGGGCATTTCCAGATGGAACCGTCGCTTTGGTTCCATCCCCGCCAAGATTGATGGCTCCTCCGCTCGCGGGCGCGAATGCTCCGGTCAGAGCGGTAGTGCCGGTGCCGCACGCACTGCCGGTTCCGTATTCCAGTAAAACCGTAGCCGCGGTCGCCGCATTGACTGAGAATCCGCACACATAAATGCTCTTCCCGGCGCTCAAGGCAACAAGCTGCGTTGTGGTTGCGCTGGTAACGGAAACTGCTGCGCTCGATTTTTGTGAAGTAAAGCACGGATCGGTGCTGACAGTCATGATCGGACTGAAGCTGGCCGTAAGAATTCCGGCTGTCGGATACGTGGACGAACAGGCATACGTCGCCACATATTGATCGCCACTAAACACATTGGGCGAGATCGCGAAGGTCTGCACGCCATTGGCTGGTGTGAAACTTACCGTCGCCACAGTCGAGCTCGCGGCCGTAGCATTGTTTCCTTGGTAAGCCAGGGTGACGGTGCATCCGGACGGGCTCCCGGTAATTCCGGTTTCCGAAATCGTCAGGGTTCCATTTCCAGAGAACGCCGGCAGTCGGATCGGATTACTGGTTGCAGTCGCAGTTGCCGAGGTCTGCGTCCAGAAACTCACCCCGGCCTGGGCCGTTGGTGTGTATTGTGCCTGGATCGCCAGAGGCAGCGCCATGAGGCACAGGCATACTGCCAAGATTGCTGCAAAACGATTTTTCATGACGCTGATTTCTCCTTTGTTAGTCATGCTGTTGTTTGTTGACGGCGGCGCATCCGTGCGCAGCATTCCGGTTACATCATGGCCATTTCACCCCAGCGGCGTGTATCCCGGCAGCGCTCGAGCCCGCGCTACCTCCGCCCGTAATCGTGTAAAGAGCGCTCGCCACATAACTATCGGTGTATCCGGAAAGCGTTCCCAGCGCGTTTACGGTCTTCGTTGTCGATACAGTGATGGGTGAGCTATAAGTCTGCGTTGTGCCGCCCGAGCAGACGTTTCCGGATTCTGTCGGCGTCGAACCATCGGTCGTGTAGCAGATCGTGGCGCCGGCCGTAGATGTCGAGATGGCCACTGTCTGAGCGGAGCCGTAGGTGCCGGCGATGGGTGCGAACGTCAGCGATGAAACCTGCGGCGTCGAAGACAGTTCCGCGTACATGCTGTAGTAATTGCACGGCGTTGACGTCGAAATACAATTGCCGTTCGGGACCTGATCCATGTTGCTTGTCCAGGCGAACTTATTGAATAGCCGATTAGCCGCGGTATTGGCTTGCGAACCATAATCCCCATCACCGGC